GCCAAACTTCGCGGCTGGCATGCCCAAAGTGGGCAGGATCAAGCCCGGTGATCCACTACCACGGCACGCCCGTCGGTGGGCGAAGGCAAGACGCAGCGCAGTTTTTGCTAGGGCGGCATGCGCTCGTCCCGTTTTCCTACCCAGAAGACATGCCGGTTGTTGCAGAGGCGTGCCAGTCGTTTGTGCTTGATAACGGCGCGTTTACTGCGTGGACGCAAGGTCGAACCGTAGATTTTGCCGGGTACACAGACTGGGTTCGCCAGTGGAGTCGGCACCCAGGTTTTGACTGGGCGTTGATACCAGATGTTATCGACGGCGACGAAGGGCGAAACGATGCGCTGTTGGACGCCTGGCCTGACGACTTGGAAGGTGTGCCGGTTTGGCATCTGCACGAATCGCTTGACCGGCTTGACGCACTGTCGCGGCGATATCGAGTCGTCGCCCTTGGATCGTCTGGGCAATGGCGCTCGCCTGGAACTGGAGCGTGGTGGGTCAGGATGAATGCCGCCATGTCTGCGGTATGCGATGACGGCATGCCGCGCTGCAAGCTGCATGGACTGCGGATGCTTGATCCGGCGATATTTTCCCAACTCCCGCTGTCGTCTGCTGACAGCACCAACGCATCGGTGAACTCTGGGTCACTGAGCCGCTTTGGCTCATACATGCCACCGACTGCAGCGCAACGTGCAGCAGTGATTGCGGCGCGAATCGAAGCGGTCAATTCAGCGCCCACATTCCAACCCGTTACCCAGGCCGAACTATGCTTGCTCTAGCCATTGTTATTTACGCAGCCGCGATGACGGCGGCCAACCTGCTGATCGTTGCGTTTGGGCCGGCAATATCGCCGATCAACTCGTTCCTGTTTATCGGTCTAGACCTGGCGCTGCGCGATTGGTTGCACGTCAGGCTGAAAGCCTGGCAGATGATGGCGCTGATTGCAGCAAGCGGCGCGCTGACGTACCTGCTCAATCCGGCGGCAAGCAAGATTGCCATCGCATCGGCAGCAGCATTCACGCTTGCGGCGGCGGTTGACTGGTCTGTGTTCTCTGTTGTGCGCGGGTCTTGGATGAAGCGCTCTAACGTGTCAAACATTGCGGGCGCTGCGGTTGATTCGGTGACATTCCCGACGCTGGCATTCGGCGTCTTCATGCCGCATATCGTCGCCATGCAGTTTGCTGCAAAGGTTTGCGGCGGCGCGGTTTGGTCGTATTTGATTTTTAGCCGCGACCAAGGGAAAGCCAAATGAGCGAAAACACGTTGATGCCAGCCGTGGCCGGCGAAGCGTACTGGCGCGATCCAGAGCAAGAGCGCCCGCCGCGTGGCGTGAAGCTGCTGCTGCTGACCACGGGCGGCGTGGCAGTGATTGGCGACTGGCTGGACGACAGCAACTTCGTCGCGTGGTCGCCGTTGCCGAAGCGCCCGGGGAGCGCGCGATGATTCTGAGCATGGAAGAGTTGCAAACGCTAACGGGGCGCAAGATGAACAGCGCACAGGCTAGAGAATTGCGTGCCCTGGGCGTGCCGTTTCGCAGGCGCACAGACGGATCAATAGTCGTCTTTAGGAGGGATGTAGAACATGCGCCCGAGAAAACTGCAGCGCCATCTCCCCGCCTGCGTCTACCTGAAACACGGGGCGTATTGGTACGTTAAGAAAGGCAAGTGGCTGCGGCTAGGCACTGACCTCGATCAGTCGCTTGCAGAGTACGCACGCCTGCAGCAGCAAAAGCTAGGCGGCATGCCCGCATTGATTCAAGAGGCGCTGCCGACTATTTTGCGCGGCAAGGCCAAGGAAACGATCAAGCAATACACTTTTTGCGCAGTCAAGCTGCAAGACATCTTTGCAGACTTCGCTCCACACCAAGTGACGCCGCGGGATGTAGCGCAAATGCGCAGGGCGTTTGTAGCCACGCCGGCGGTGGCGAACAGGCTGATTACCGTCTTAAGGTTGATTTTCAACTACGGACTGGAAGAGCAGCTTGTCGAATCAAACCCCTGCATTGCAATCAAACGAATTAAGCAAGAGGCGCGCACCAGGCGAATTACTCAACCCGAGTTTGACGCTATACGCGAGCAAGCTAAGCCGTTGCTGCGCGTGGTGATGGACTTGTGTTACGCGACCGGGCAGCGCATCGGTGATGTGCTGAAAATTGGACGCGACGACATCAGCGAGGAAGGGATTTTTGTTCAGCAGCAAAAGACGAAAAGCAGGCTGCTGCTGTCTTGGACGCCCGAGCTTCGCAATGCGGTGGCCGACGCCAGGGCGCTGCACCGAAATGTGGTGCACATCTACCTGCTGGGCGCAAAGCCGCCGGCGTACCACATGATTCACAAGCAGTGGACAGTGGCTTGCGAGAAGGCCGGAGTGCTGGACGCCAACCTGCACGATCTGCGAGCGATGAGCGGAACCGACGCCGACGCCCAGGGCATTGATGCGCAAAAACTGCTTGGCCATGCGGACGCCAAAGTGACCAGGCGTTACCTGCGGGACAAGGTTGTGCCCGTCGTCATCGGCCCCAGCAAGACCGCAAAACGCTGAAAGTATTAGACAGCTTTTGGATTTGTTAGACAACGACGCCTAAAGACCCGCATGGATAGCCGATCTACGTCTTGGTAAGGTACTCGGTCATTCGCTACAAAATCGCCCGCTAGGCCGCACACAGAGCCGATCTAGCGCTCGCGGTGTCTAAGAAACGAGGCAAGCTTGGCTGTAGCGAAACTCGGTGAAAACCGAGGCGTTTTTGCGAGTATTAGACAGGCTTGAGCGCCCGAAAACTTTTTTGCCTACCCCCCTTGACTGGTTACTAGTAACCATCTAATATTGACTCATGCGCTGCACGACGCAGCGCGCCAACCAGGAGAGAAACATGGGAAAACTCAAGATCACCGCCGCAGAAGTCGCAATTATTTTTGCGCGGCACGGTATTCGCGGTCTGGCCGATTCGTACTTCGAGGAATGGGCGGCTGACGCGAATTATTGGTCGAGCAAATACGCCGATTTGACCGCCATGGCGCACATTGAATTCCACGCCAAACAGGAAGCCAGCATCTACCTGGCCGAATCCAAAGCTGCAGCGCGCGAATCAAATTACTAACCAACCCGCCCGGCTCCGGCCGGGCTAACTTGAACCTGGGAAATCTGAACATGAACGCACACACACCCGCCCCTTGGGCCACCCAAACCTATAATCCCGGCCACGACGCCGACGGCGATGCGTTTGAGTCGCAGCATCGGATTGTTGCCTTTCACTGCGAAGTTGCAACCGGCATTCAATGCAGCGCCGACTCCAGGCTAATCGCCGCCGCGCCCGATTTACTTGCTGCTTTGCTTCAAATTGCAGCGTTAGCCGAATACAACACAACCGGCCCAGGGAAATGCAAAAGCGAAAAACTGACTGCAGAACAGGCCACAAGTTTGAGAAAAAGCATATCGGACATCGCTCGCGCAGCCATTGCCAAGACTACTGAATGAAGAAAGACACCCGCCCATCAGCCAGCCGCGTAGCCGCCCACCGTGCGCGGCTGCGCGAGCAGGGTCTGCGCCCCTTGGAAGTCTGGGCCTATCCAGAGCATCATCCAGCCATCAAGGAGTTTGCCGCCAATGTTCAAAGACAATCCGAATTGGCCGTTCGGCCGGATGCGCAAGCCGGTGAAGCAGAAGCGGCAGAAGCGCTACCCGAGTGATATGCCGCCTGCGCCGTTTTAGCGCGCCTCCATCCACAGCCCAACATTGGCCAGCGCGTACCCGGCAAACGCCAGTGCTAGGCCGGTCTGGCCGGAGCGGTACAGGTCGGTGGCGATAACGGCGTAGACGACGCCGACAGCGGCGATCAGGGCGGCGCTCATTTGGTGCAAATATTGACAACACTCATTACTAATCAGCCTCTGCTTAAATAGGATTGATCATGGACAAAGTTGCTAGATACCATTCAATCGTTGATGCAATTCATCTAGCGGTAGACGCCGAGCAGCCGGAAGGCGGGCCGCACCCTTACACAGAGCGGACGGAACGATGTCTGTACGTCGTCTACAAGCTGCTCCAAGAAGCCCTTGAAATTAAGGTCGACCCGAACGCCTAGCCGCTTCGACGTATGGCATGACTCGGTCTAGAAGCCCTTGATTTACTAATTGCAGTGGCTTGGATCTTTCAAACGCCATGCGGTCGCCCTCCACGGGCATTCCTCTGGCTCGCCGTTCGTTAAAAAAGTCTTGCCACAACATTGTGTGCGGTACCGGGATATCCATCCCGCCAATCACAGTGCCATGCAATTGCGCGGGATAAGTCTTGTGCGGCAACTTTGGCAACTTGTTAATTGGGAAAGATGTATCAATTTTGCCAACGGAGTAGCCACCGTGATAGAGCGGAACATTTTCAAGAGCAGGCTCCATAATTGACTTTCTGATTGCAGTGATATCAGGAAAGCCTGCATTTCTGAATTGATCAAGTTGCATGCGATCCAAAAACGCATGTCGAAGCTCTCCGTTAGCGCGTAATTGTTCAATTGCCTGCGGAGAGTCAATCCCAGCAAATTCAGGGCGAAACGCACGCACTGAGTTATCAAACTCTTTTTTGGCTTTTTTTGTAATCTTCCCGCTTTTAATCATTTCAAGCGCAGCGTCAGTAGGCATAGTGCTGAAATTGAGCGAGTTGTACCCCATTGGCACATACATCAAGTTTGCGTTGCCACCCATAGATTCCGCTTGAACTGCTCGGTTCCTAAGTGCGCTCACAATAGATTGCCCGCTGGCCCATATTGTTGAATCAGGCCCACCCTTGGCCCCATGCGTCAGCATAAAATCCGGCCCGCCCTCTAGCTCTACTGGGTTGTTAAACTTGACGCCCTCAACCTCAGTCAGCAACTTCCCGGCTGCGGTTCTGTCACCAACTGCGGGCACAATGTATTGCCCCTGTAGGTCTTCAAGCGAAATGTTTTTCCTGGCCGGCAGGTTTTTAATTGTTTCGGTAGCAAACGATATATCTTGATATGGCTTCTCTAATTTCTTACCCAAGCCAATGGGATGCCAATATCCAGCTGCTCGCGCCTCTTGAGCGCTCATTTTTGGCACGGCAGCTTTGCCCAGCAGCCCGCCAATAGCCACTAAAGCATCCGGCGCATTGGCCGCAGCCTTGAAGATTCCAGCGGGCGCGCCGAAGCCGGGCATGTTGCCAATGGCCTGCGCAGTCCGATACGCCTCCTCGTTGGCATAGGTTGGCTTATCCAACCCAAGGTAGCCACGCGCAGCGCCACCGACCATTGATGCAAACGGGTCGCCCACGTATTGCCTGTACGCATCCAACAGCCCAACGCCACGCCTATCTGCCATCTAAACCTCCATCAGCTCGCCACGAAACTCAACCACACCCTCGCTCACCACGTTGACCACCTCGGGCCACAGCAGGCGGCCACCGCGCCAGGTCATCACCACAAACCCCGAGCGCCAATCCGCTGGCGAATCCTCCCGGTACATGAACGCCGGCCAATCCGGCTCAGCCAGCATCCCGGTGTCCACGCCGTATGCGGTGCGCCTGTCGGCGTATGCCGAGATAGGCATAACTTTCAGGCTGTGCAGGTGGCCGGTAACGAACGACATACCCATTGAGCCGCGCACGTTGTTGGCAGGCGCGTACATGCCGCCCCTGTAGCGGTGCTTGATCACCGTGTCGTCGTTGACCCGTAGCGACCAGCAAAATTGCCACTCTGGGAACAGCGTGCGCAAGTCCAGCCCTGGCATGTCTGCAAGCTGCGGGGCTTGAGTGGCCAGGTAGGTATGCAGCCGGATGTCGTGGTTGCCCAGCGTCCAGATGCGCAGCGCACCTTTTGATAACTCAGCAATCTCCGTCAACCGCTCCTGGCATGCGCGCAGTTCTGCGGCAGGTGTGTGCGGCTTTTCGCCAAAAATCGCCGGGTGCCGGCTGATGCTTGCACCGTCCAGCGCGTCGCCGTTGCACACAACAAGCGCGGGGCGCAACTCGGGCAGCAACTTCAGCAGGGCGCGATTCGCAGTTGAGATACAGTCTGGCTGAAAGTGGGCGTCCGAGAACACCACCGCGCGACCGTCTGTGATCGTTGTGCTGATGCGCCCGATGCTGCGCTCCACCATTGCCTTGGTTGGCACGCCCTGTGCATCCATGGCCGACTTGGCCGGAGCAACGCCTACAGCACGCATGCGCGTCACCATTGCGCGCGTGGACATACCAAACTTTGCCGCTAGTTTTGCTGGGCTTTTGGTTTCGCGTAAAGCCTCCAGCAACTGCTCATCCGTGAACTTGCGCACAGCCATCAGGCACCTATCTCGCCCGCAGGCTCTAGCACTTCAATCGTCTCAATCATCCCGGTGGGAATCTCGGTCACATGCGCGTGGCCGCCGTCGGTGAGCGTGGCTACCACCTGGCACCAGTTCTCATCCAGGTGCACAAGCCAGCCCACAGTGAGGCAGATGTGCATGGCTTTGCGCTTTGGTGGCCGGGGTTGCTGGCCTTCTTGCCAGTGCGGGGATGTCGACATTGCTGCGTCCGTCCACCGGACGCGCACCATTACGGCAGGCTTAGATTCGCTTTTTTTCTTCTTCGCGGTAGTCACGTGCGCAGAACTCCAAAAGCTCAGAAACCCGCACCAACGCGGAACCTGCTCGCAACGCGGTGATCCGCATGCCAATGGGCACCGGGCCATCGCAAGCCACTTGAATGTCGAACGTCGGCCCTGGCGCTTGGGCCGGGACAATCGCAGCCACAAACGCCAAAGCGGCTTTCATGGCTGATCGCTGGCGGGCGTTGCGTTCAACCCACGGGAGCGGCTGGTGGTGAACGATGAACCGAGCCAGAAGCCCGCTACAGCCCCCAGGACGCCCGTCACCACACTGCTGGCAATGGCTGCGCGCAGTTCGCTAGTAAACCCGTCACCACCCGTCAGTACCGCGTACACGGTGCCGTACAAGAGCGGCAGCAGAGCAAGGCTGATCCAGAACGCCGGCATGCGGATAAAGCTGGCCCCGTCTGCCGCAGTCCTTGCGGAAAACTCCCGTGCAGCGCTAATGCCGCCGCCAATCTCTTGCAGCTCGTACCACATGGCCTGCACGGCTTCCGTCGCCTGCTTGCGCATCTGCGGATCGGCCTGCACGGTTTCAACAGCGGCCTGCAGGTTGGCCGTGTTGGTGGCCGCAATCACTGTCTCGGCAACCTTCTGCGCAATGGCCGCCGTCTTATCTGTTCGCGGCCCAGATCCAAACAATTTGGCGATCTCGGGAATCGCAGAGATAAGCGACGGCATGAGCGCCGCGACGATTGGGGCCATAGTTTGTTCCACGTGGAGCGCAGCCACCGGCTGCATGGTTGGGAAGTCGCCAATCTCTGGCGTAGCGCTAGGCGCTACATCGGCCCGCAGGAACAGTGCGCGTTCAGCAGCACGCCTGCGCACTAAGCCAGGCAGTTGCTTGCCAGCGGCATACGTCCAGCGTGCAAACTGCTCGGCAGCACCCGCGTAGTTGTGGGCATTCAGCAGGCGCAGCAAGGTGGACTTGCGCAGGGCTTCCGCGCCCAGGTTGTAGGCGAAGCTGACAAGCGCGGCAAACTGGTTGGAGTTGAGCGGCACCAGCACCATGCGCTCGACTTCGCGCTCGAAAGCCCGTAAATCACTGCGCAGATATTCCTCGGCCTGCTCTGCGGTGATCTGCTCGCCCATCTGCACCTTGTAGCCCGTGGGATACACGGTGGTGCCGTAGCCGATGGTTAAAACGCCTGCTGGGCACCGATACGCGCGCAGCCGCAGCCCCTCGAACTCTTTTATAAGTTCGACGCCGGCCTGGTTGGTGAACATCGGCTACTTGATGAACTTGGCACCAAACTGCGCGAGCGTAAACAGCACTAACGCAGCAAGCCACACGCCGACGCCACGGTTTATCCACTGGTCAACCTTGCGATCAGTTTTGACAATGGCCGCTTCGTTGACTGCGATTTTCGTCTCGCAGGCACCGATGCGCTCACCTTGCGTCGTCTGGCGCTCTTCGATTAGCACCAAGCGCATTACCGCGTCGGTGAGTTTGTCTACTTTGGCTTCCAGCCGCAGGAAATCCGGATCACTTGTCATGGCGTCAAGCTTTCATAATGTAAGCAAGCGCGTAGTACGGCGGCAGGTTTGCGTTGGTCGCAGATGAGCCGTCGGTCGATGTACTGCCAGACACAGAAACGGTGTGGGTGTGATCGCCAACGGCGTTGATGCTGATGCCGGTAGCCGCCCCGTCTGTTGTGCCGTTGTTTGCGTAACCAGAAAGGAACGTTGCAGTGCCGTTGCTCAGAATCTGCGTGCCTGTCGTATTGGTGTGCGAGTGGCCGGGGTCGTTGACTGAGTGCGAGTGAGCGCCTGCGCCAGCGGTTGTACCTGATGCACTGACTGTGTGAGAGTGGGAAACAAGCGTGGCATTCGCAGAGCCACCTGTAGCGCCTACCGCATATCCGCTGCCTGCCGCCACTACAAAACGGTCTTGCAGGTTAGGCGTACCGTTTGAGCCGTTGCACAAAAACCAGCCAGACGGAATGGCCGCTGTAGAGCCAGACCACATGCAGATGATGCCGGCAGGAAGCCGTGCATATGTTTGCGCGATAAACGATGCATGCGCTCTGAAGTAGTCGTCTATCGTTCCCCTGGCAGATTCGCCGCCTGCCGGTGAGTTAGACGCCGCTGTGGTGGACAGATCGGTGATTAGCGATGGTACGGGCATGGTTCATCCGGGCAAAAAAATAGCGCCGTATCGGAGTTCTCCGACAGCGCGGCGCTGGGTGGCGTGGCAGGATGTGGCGGTTATAGAAAGGCGTCTGATGGATAGCGAGCAGTACTACAGAATCCTGGCGGTGGCGGCCATCTCTGCGGTTGTGCCGACCGTTGTGTCACTGATTCAGCAAGCCTTGCAGCGCAGGGCTGAGCGCAACACCACCCGGCACGGCAAGCCTGCGAGCCGCGTC